TAATCCCATGGATACTGCCTGTTCTGGGCTAAGTGATGTTTTCGCATCGGCTACCTCTTGTGTAGCACCTAGAACTCCGAGGGCCCTGCCGTACTCTTTTCGGTCCATCATTCCGTTGATGTACTCACGGGCAATTATTTGTGCGCCCATTTGATTTAATTTCTGCGCCTCAAGCCCAGGAATCGCCATTGCCAACTCGCCATGTAGAACACTTTGTGAAGTTAATGTTGCTTCCAGCATTTCAGGCGTAGGAGTTTTTCTAAGTGACGCAGCCTTCACATCCTGTGAATTTTCAATTTCTACCGCATTATTCTTTGCCTTCATCATGGAAGACCGGACATACGCAGTTGTCTGCATATCACTATTAACACGGGTATTATAGGATTCTAAAAATCTAGATACCTCGGGGTCACTGCCAAACTTACTGCGTGTCTGCTCTATTCTTGGTTCTGCGTACTCACGCATTTTCTCTGCATAATCAGAACCATCTGGCGCAGAATGCGTATCAGCGTACACAGATGATTGTTGGTGAATTTCGGTTAGTTCGTTTGCTCCCTCATCTTTTTTAAGGGCTCTATCTGCTCTGAGCATCTGACCTGCAAACTCAGTAACCTGATCGGCTAGTTGACCTGCAACCTCTCCGTCATAACGAGCACCTGTTGTGCTGCCAATGGGTACGGGAGAACTTACCTGCATACCTGCGTTCTGTGTTGCTCTTGGAATTATAGGCATTATTTACCCCACACTGCTGCGCCGAAAGAGAGAACATTTCCAAGGGTTCCCATTAGCTGATTATTTGGATCATTTAGTCTTGCAGCTTCTTGATCTGAATGATCCGCTCTAAGCATTGCAAGTCTAACATTCATGTCCGACTCTCGCTTAATTGCAATACTTTCTTGCTGTCTTGAGTACGCAGATTTCGCCATAAATAAAGCACTTCCCTCAACATCCACGCCCGCCTTTGCAAACGCACTCTGCTGCTCTCCATAAAGTATTTTTGACTCGCTATCAAAAACTGAAAGCTTTCTCTCGCCGGTCATTTCCGCAAAGGCAGCCTGCTCTCTATAAAATCTAGCATTCGCAGCGGCACTCTCTGCTTGCGCAGCATTTGCCTGAGCGTTTGCCGCGCTCTTCATTATTAAACCAGCACCCATTAAAGCTATTGCAAACGGAGCCATACTATCTCCTCACTTTCGCAAATAAATAATGCGGTTTGTTTTCTTCGCCGTAGCAAGCCAATTGACCCTCTAAGTTAAACCCCATAAAAGTAGCCGCCCTAAATGCCCATGGCATATCAGATCGGACAAATCCCTGTATCCTGTTTAAGCTGTAAAAGTTAAACATATCCTGCATAACTTTACGAGCATACTTCATGAAATGTTTTGGATACATTTTTACTCTAACGTCAACCACTGCCCATATCTCCATCACTTTAGAATATATTAAAATCCCGCCCATTACAGCCATGGGAATACCGTCCGGGTCTAAAATCGTGACCGTAAGCCCCTCAGCATAGCCACACAGAGCTGCGCCCCTATCTTTAACCGTTGGATCATCCACGTAGGCATCGTGAGGCACTATTAAATCAAGGTCACCCGCTTGGTACTTACGTATATAATTACGGCTCATACGCCACCATCCTTTGCGTCAGATGGGATATATGAAACGGAAATGGTAGGTGTGCCTGTATGCGCACGCGCCCACCTGGCTCATATCCCATTGGGAATGATAGTTGCTTTTGGCCCGAGAACGGCTCCATAAGCTCAGACGTATCGCCTGCAAGTTCGACCTCTTCTAGATCATCCATGGGAGTAGAATCCTGGCTAGAATCCGTGGATCTTCCGAATTTGAATCCGTAGGACCTAACCACGTTAACAGTTAGCTTTGTGGTTCTTCTTGGTAAATTCTGAGAACTCCCTGTCGGTGCTGGAACCTCTGGAACAACAGGCTCAAGCTCTCCTAGGTAATTGTAACCTACGATTGCCTGCCATGTTCCTGCTAGTAATCCGAGGCCATCTAGGTCATCTTCGATATCAACACAGCCGCCAGTAACTGTCTTTGTTCCCAAATAAATCCCGTTAACAATTACTTCCACCTCGGAACCATCACCATGATTTAGCTCATTAATAATCCCCGGAAATAATGGGTCAACATCTCCGCTATCAAAAATAAACGCACAGTCCACATAAACAGGACCATAACGAAGAGTCCCTGTGGACTCCCACCCATTTTCCATGTCCGGCCGCTCCCAAGGGAGTGCTAGTTTTTCAATGAATATTCTTTTTGCCGCAACAAGTGTTCCTGATCCGTTATCCTCAGAAGTCACACGAGCTACTGCCATCCACAATTCGTCAGGCTCTCCACCCGTCTCATCGCTCTCTGGTCTTTGTATAATGCTAATTGATTGAATAAACGGCGTGAAATCAAGTGATGTAATTTCACCGACCCCACCAAGTTTATGTCTGTGCCACGCAATTACTTGTTGCTGGCGCTCACGAGTCATTCCAAGTAAGAATCCATTATTATCTAAACACCATAGAATTCCGTCGGGAGAATTTTGCATCGCTAGTGCTACAATGTTGCATTTAGAAAACTCTTCATATTCCCCATCCCTGTCGCCAAGGTGGGCGCTTGCTATGTGCTCCGCGATTATATTTAAGTTTGTTACCTGAAAAGAATCCTCATTAAAATTGTAAACCATTTCATGTATTGATCTGCGGTCTCTATGTAAAAAAGCCGCTACGTTCTCGATTCGGGTTGCCTGTGTGTAGGCTGACCCCAACGAGCTTTCAGCAGACGTTTGAATATTAGTAGGGCCAATAGATGATGACTGACTTGGGCCCTGTACAACAAACTCACGAGAATTCGTACCTGTGGTTATTGTTTTTGCAGGAGACATCCAGCGGATCTGATTTAAAACCTCTGATCTTAGATTAGATGTAAACGGATCTGTCGCCTCAGTGGGATCGGCGTAGCCCGTATCTTGCTGCAAGCCAAGCGCATCGAACTCATATATATCATTCGTTTGCGAAAACCAAATCGTATCAGGAAGTGTTCTTGTTCCACCCATAACTAAACGGGTTTCAAAGAAACAAACTGTTCTAGGCCAGCCATCAGCAGCATTCCATGAGGGCAGCTCGTAACTAGTAGAACCAGAGCCAAAATTCGTAGGACTTGCATTAATAGTCCCTGTTACAACTATTCCTGTTGCCTCACCTACGTCAACAATCGCTGTTATTAGTACAACTAACGTGTCCCCTGTTGCAGATAGTTTTAGCTGTCTTCCAATCCAAGTCTCATCAAATTGGTGCTCGAATAAATCATCGGCTACTATTGTTTCAAGTGTTACCGCAGCACCAACGGTTCCCGCTGTTGTCGCACGAATCACAAATGGATTTGTTACGCCAGTTGCGGGGGTTCTAAATGGCATCGCTCTATCTGACTCACCCTCATCGCCGTACACCCTCGTATCGGGAAAGGGCCACAAATAAAAACCAGCATAACCAGTCATATTGTAAGAAATTCTAATCGGACAAAAATCTGCATGCACAAGAAAGAGCATGTCTCCTGCTTGCGCAAATTGAATTTCATTTAAATCTATGTCATCAATATCATCCCAAAAACCAAACGGTGTAAACCCCTCTGGAGTATCGTAGTACGGGATAATATCCTCTTCTGTGTAGTCAGATACTTTTATGGCCTTCCATGCATAGTATGGATTGCCGTCAACAGTTTGAACCTCTGGTTTTTCGCTCTTAATTAATATCTGCCAGCGGGTGCCGTCGCTACCAGAGAAGGGTACAAGCCTTGTCTGCGTTGCCCACGTGCCATCTGGTCTCATTGTGTCCGCAACAAAAATAGTGCCAGGTCGCTTAGATGCTCCGCCTTGTGGGTGGATAATCATATTCTCAACGACTTCGCACGACTGATTATATTGTTGGGTTTCTGATCTCCCCAAGAATTTTGGAGAAACTTCGCCCGACACAAATGAATTTGTTGTAAAATTGTTGCGTGCGATAGTTACCTCCTACGGGCATCAAGCCAACCGCTAGAGTTCACCTGTGTAACAGAGCCTATCTGCGCGCTATATGATCGCGCCTCACCAATTGCCTTTTTTAATCCCGCCTCTGCTGTTTGAACTGCACTTGAGCTTTGAGTTAGTGCGTAAGCAATATCCACTGCAATTTCCCAAGAGAGAACTTCGCAGAAATTTGCATCAAATGCAGAGACGTCTTCTATTCTTTTTATAAATTTAACAATTAGGGTAGAGGAATTGCACGCAATCCTACCCCCTTCAATTTCTGTCCAGTTTGAATCAACCGGTAGATCCGTAGAAAGAACCCGTAAACAATCTGACGGAAGTTGGTAGACGTAATCGTAATCAAAAACGTCATCGGGTTGTGGTGAAACTTGAGCAAGTTCTTGATAAGAAATTGCAAACTTCCACGGGTGTGATCTTAAAACTTTGTCCCGCATTAACGGGTAAGAATCGCGTACAAGACGTGCGCGAGTGTTGGTGTCAGTATCCACCGTAATTCGTTCAGCCCCTAGTTTCCTAAGGGCTGAATTTTGGATTTCAGCTCGAGAGCTTGCCACCAGTTACCTACTATTCAACGACGTATTGGATCAACACCTTTAAAACAACACCAGTCGCACCAGACGTAACTCCGTCTGCTTGAACTTGAACAATTGTCTCAGACTCGAATTTTTTTAGAATTCCAGCGCCTGATCCAGATGTTTGTGATGCTTGTCCTGAGTGATCGCCCGCTACGATGAATCCGTCTTCATCAGCCGCGTCGTCTTCGTTTGCTTGGTAACCAAGGTTCAAAGTGCCTGAACCGCCAAGGTCCGCACTCTTCATCATCGCACTAATAACACGAGCACCTTTTGGAAGTTTACCGATAACAATTGTGTCATCATCAGCTAAATCCGCAGGTAGTGTGTATGTGTCATGTAATACACGCACACGTCCGCCATTGTCACCAATGTCGTACTTGCCGTTATCATTGTAGGCTCTGTCATAATTTGCACCGTATCGTTCTGTAGCCATCTTTTACTCCTAGGTAAAAAAGTTTAATTTAAGTTTCTACAGGCAGGGCCTATAAGAGCCCCGCCCCATGCTCCGACTGATTACTCAGTACAAAGAGCAATAACGACCTTCACTTCTTCCATTCGGACCGCACCAAGCGCCATAGAAGCATACGCCTGTACAGCGTAAGACTTGTCTGCTCGCTCAGAGATTTTGGCCTTCATGTCAGAACCTATTCCAAGAATCAAACCGTCCTGCGCCCATGCAATTACCTTACGGCAACCGATAAGAGAAGAACCTGATCCAACCGCACCAGTGGTAGGTGAACCAGAAAGAGCAGCAGTTTGTGTGCCCAATCGCTGAATTCTGTGGAACTTAAAGCCTAAATAGCTGTCTACTTCGCCCTTAACTAATGCCTTTACAGTGTTGTAATCAGCAGAAGTTACTTGGTCATCGGCAAGCAATGAATCAAGTTGTGACTGTTGAACAGCGATATGAAGAGGAATTTCTTCGTCGATGTCGTTAGAACCGAACTTCGATTTAAGCGCAATCAATGTTCGCACGTTCAAGTTTGAAAGTGCAGAGCCGTTGTTTGCAGCGTATTTCTGAGAATTCGGGTGAGCCGCTGTTCCGCCCTGATCTTCATCAGTGGTAACAGTAGCATCGGCAGCAGCAATCAAAACGTCGTCTTTACGACGTCCCATTGCCCACATAGCCGCAACTACGTACTCAGACTCAGGGGAATTAAGCATTCGCACCTTGTCCAAATCGTCGATCAAATCTGCCCACTCGTAGTCAGCCAAATAGCACCAGCGTCTAGAGTGTGGTGTATCTAACTGAGGAGTATCAGAATGGCGGCCTGCTTTTAAAATGGAATCAACCGAGCCGATTCGGTCAAAAGCTTTCGCTTTTCCATTTATAGTTTCTTGACGGACAAAAGGAGCAAGACGTGAGCCCTTCTGTTGTGACAGCATGTATAGATTTGCGCTATACTCCTGTACGAATGCTTCTGTAATAAGTAAAGACATGTAGTCCTCCGGTTTAAAGTTTTTGTGTTTTGCTTGCTTAAGAGGTGTCCGGCCACAAATGGCAGGGCTCAAAAGCAGCCACCTTTAAATCGAAGGCCCGTGATACGGGGTGTCTTCTAGGGAGTGCTTTTTGTCAGCATTAGTTAAAAGCGTGTTACAGACTTTTAACAAATGCAATATTTTTCTTTACTTCTTATCGTTTTGTCCAGCAGTGCCTGGGTACGCCATCTCAAATAAGGCCGATACCTTTTTGCGGGTTTCCGCGTGGTCTGCATGGTTTCTGTTGTAATAGGCAGAATTAGGATCATTTGGCTTACCCATTAATTCCTTAATCTTTTCCTGTGCTTGTCCAGGGGTTACCATTCCGCTTCCACCGCCTGCGCCTCTAATTTGGTCCTCTTTTAGCGTATCGCCAAACTTAGCTAAAAGCTTAATGAAATGCGGGTTCTGCCCAAGACCTGACTCCTTAAAAAACTTAACAGCCTCATCACCTGGGGAGAACTCTTTAAGGGCAGCGGTAGCTTTCGCCAATTGCTCATTGTAGGCTTCGCCCCACTCTTTTTTAAGGTTTGCTTGTTCTGCTTTTACGCCATCAAGATATTTTGTTACTTGTTCTTGATAGGCCCTATCATTTTCTTTTGCAAACCAGTCAGCAATTTGCTTTGCCTGTTCAGGAAGTACGTTTAACTTATACGCCTCTTTTTTAAACGCATCTACAAATTCCGGGTCAATCTTTGTATTGGGATCAAGTTCTAACTTGTACTCTTCCTCTTTTGGAAGCCCAATTTTTTGATAGAATTCTTTCATTACCTCAGGCGGGGAGCCCTTTGGTGGTACAACCACTTTATCAGCTCCAAGTATCTTTTGTGCATTCACAAAACTTCGCGCTAGCGACTTAACGTCGGTGATTTTCTCAAGTGAAGAGTGCGCTTTAATATCTTCATCTAATTGATCTTTCCATGATGCCGCAGGAGGTGTCACTGGAGGAGTGGCGGGCGCAGCTGGAGGTGTTGCTGGCGGCGTTTCAGCCGGTGGATTATTCCCAAATAGTAAATCTGTTGGGGGTGTCGCTGGCGGTGTGTTACCTGGCTGTACTTGCATAATTATCTGCCTCCTGAATTGTTTCTTTTAATTTGTCTGGATTCATTTTTAATATGGAAAATATTCTAAGCAGCACGTTTCTCTGACCCTCTAGAAACGCCATCTCTATAGCGTCACCTTTTATATATGTGGGTCCCATTACTTTATGCTCAATCATAAGGTCATACAGAACACGCTTTCCTTGTTCCGATGAAAATACTTTTTTGTAGTCAACAATTTTAGCAAAGCGCTTCTGCGCTCTCGCCGCTGCTTTTTCTTTATTGGTCAAACTCTACGCCCCTGCTTTAGTCTTTGCCGCTGCGCCCATGACCTTACTTACGCCATCGGCCATGTTCATCTGCTGTTCAGCCTGCAACTGTTGCTGTTGCAACTCAGCCCGCTGCTTTCGCATTTGCTCCACATCACCTTTGTCCCGTATCATCTCTTGAGGGAAATTTAAAAGTCCACCAATAAATTTAACCGCCGCATCGCCGTTGATATTATCAAGTACTGTGGGATCACTTGAAGCAAACGGCGCAATGTTTTGCATGGTTCTCTGGATATTACCAAGCTCAGATAAACGCTGGCTCATCGCCATGACAGAGGAGTACTGAATCTTAAGCGGTTTATCCGCAAGCTCTGCTGGCACCGGCGGGATTAACCCCTTCCTATCCAAAATCGCGTACACACGCTCTATAAGCGGCTGTAAGAACTCAAACTGCTGCCGACCTAGCATCGGGCCCAAAAATCTCAAGGCCTGCTCTACGCGCTCCTCAACTTCTTTAGCCGTCATCTGAGGACCTTCACGAAGTTTTAGCTGATCCGAGTAGAAAGCTTCACGAACCTGCAATCTTTCTTGGTCAATCGCCTGAAATCCAAAGTCTAATCGGGTATCCGCAAATATAGGCGCAATTCGGTCATCCGATCCTGCACGGTAATACGAAATCCCAGCGGGGCGAGTGTCCACTTGCGTGATGAATCCGTCATCGGGTGCTTGAAGTGGTGGGTCTACCACTTTCTGAGCACCTTTAAGCACAGTCTCTCGCATCACGTTCAAAGTCTTTGCACTAGGCAGTGCTTTTTCACCAGGGCCACGTCCGTAAACCTCACCGCTGATTTTACTCCAGCGGGGGACTAGATACGGATTCTCACGGTACCCTTGAACATCAAGATTTACTTTTTCTGCTACAAAAATGTACTGAGACACAAACTTAAATACCTTATTTGAATCTTTTCCTTTTTGTTGCGGGTACACTGCATGAATTATCTCAAATTTTGTGGGCTTATTCCCCTTAAAAGCGTCAACAATCTTCTTAGGCAGGCCATCTGGCTTACCATCTTTTCCAAAATCCTCAACTATGCCACGGGCATCCATTTCAAAACAGCGATATACACAGTCAATCACTCCTTTAGAGTTTTCATCTGCAAATATCTCCTTTAATGGCTTTGTTGAAAATCGAATATGAGTATCTTTATCCTCGTCAACAAACATACAAGCTGTGCCAAAGCCTCCAAGGTCTAAATACACCTCGTGAACTTCAGTTTGAAAATTAGTGTTATTTAAAGTGTCGTGAATTACTCTGACTGTTGCCTGAATCCACTTCCTAACAGCATCTTTTTTATCAAGTTCGGGTGATCCGGTTGATAAATTAAAGAAATATCCTGACGGATTTGTCAGCATCCCGTGAAGCGCACCGGCTAGAAGCTCATTATTTGTCATCGCAGTGGAATCAAGTAAGTTTACAAACTTTCTCTCACCAGATACGCGAGAGAATTGCACCTCATCTTTTCTTGGTTGAATGAAGTCTGCAAGATCCTGCCAGAGGGACTCCCACATACCACGCTGACCTCGGAGATAATTAAACTTTTCAATAACCTTCATAGGTTCTGT